GACTGATCGATTTCGTTTAGGAAAATACCTGGGGAAACGAATCTAAACTTGTCAACTGGCATCTATTAGTCTCCTTGTGCAGCATTCATACTACAATGCGTTTCTCATAATAAATAGTCTATTATAGGAGCAACCACCTTTACTCTCTATAAAAACCTTCGTCGTCGTCTAGGAAGGTGTTTATGTCTCCCAAGATTACTCTTTCTCTTGGAATTTTCACATCTACATAGTTTTCTACTGTGGTAAACTTTGGCTTTGGATCGTTCTTGCCCTCGCCCATCAAGTAACCCTGGACTTTGAACTTGATGTCTGTGATGTAGGTTCTTTCATCTTCACCGAGATCCGCGACATTGTTGCTGTAAGAGATGTCGCCCTCGACAAAGGCTTCGTATCTATGACCTTCGTTTGTGATGAAGAAAGAGTTAGCCTGTCCTGTAAAGGAATAGAAAGGCTGCGTTAGATCATTCATCTGCTGAACATACTCCGTTCTGATGCGAAGGGAGTACATCGCGTTGACCCAAATAGGAATAGGCATGTAAGCCGTCTCATAAACAACACGGCTCTTGTCCGTCTTTGTTTTGATCGGGAAGTTTAGTTGGCCGGCTCCCACATCGTTGCCAGCACCATAGCGTCTCTTTGAGAAAGCATTCATAAAGTTTGATGTCTTGCCTTGGTTTATTCGCCTTGCTGCTGGAACATTGACCCTGCGGACTCTGTGGAGCCCTTTACCAAAGTCTGGCAAGTGAGCCTGAAAGGTTCCCTTAAAAGCAGGGTCTTTTGTCATAGACGATCTTTCGAGCGACATTAGGGGGAGAATGAACTTTCCCTTTCTGTCTCGGATGTCTTGGTCGTCTCTATTCTTTACTTGGTGTGAGCGCTCTGCTGCGACCCATAGAACAGGAACACGGACATTGCCTTTGTTTGTTTCTGTTTGCAGAGCCAGTTCATCTTTTATGAAGTTGAAGATCGCTGTGTCGATGTTTTCAATAGTAGAAGGCATAAACGGGATCTCTTTTAGGTTCCCGTTTGCCCCTTCTATTCCTGTGTGGTCGTATTTAGTTGCCATCGAATAGATCCTCTCGTGCTCTGACGCACTTGGCTGAAATCTCTAGTAGGTGGTCGATCTGACCGTAGAGTTGTTTTGGCTCTTCGAGTGTAACGATTTCATAGTAAAGATCGCCATAAAGAACAAAGTCGCCTTCTCTGACAAAAAGGTCTTGGTCCTCGGTCAAGCGTCTTTTGTGAAAATGGACAACAATGGAAGCAGTTCTGTCGATTCCAATGTTTTGCTGGTAAACTGTCTTTGTGCCTTCCCACTCGACAAGAGCATGAACCCTTACAGGAGGAAGAAAGTTCTTTCTTATTGCCTCGCCATAGATCGGGTGGTAGTTGGTGGTCTTGTCGTCTATTGGGTAGTAAACAACGGTTTGGCCGATGACCCTTTCAATAAGTTCATCATTGACTTGTTTTACAAGATCTCGCTCCTTCTTTCCTGTGAAAAGAGGAGGAGGCGGGGCGTCTGGTTGTGTCCACTTGTTTTGTGCCATTTAGTTGTTCCTAAAATACTTTGACAAGATTGCCTCAAGAGCATCATGCATTTCGTCTTCTAGTTGCTTGGCCTCTTCTTCAGTAATGTCGATATTCATTGGAAGTCGAACTTTTACGCCCACAACATTAGGGCTTATATCCATATCGTAGATGGCACCGGGGGTAAGACACTCGCGCTCCTCTCCTGGGCTCTTGACATAATCTTTCCAATTTTCAAGCAATAGTTTCATTTAGTTACCCCTGGAAGATCATCATTGGAATGTTAGAGTTTACCTTGTCAATAGCAGCAATAAGTTCAGAGTCCTGCTGCGCAAGTGCTTTGTAAGTCATCTCGTCCAAGATCTTGACAAGCTCTTCCTTCAAAGCAGTTTGCTCGTCCTTTGCTTGACTTAGGAGATCGCTGGAGTTGAGGGTTACACTGTCACCAGGAATCGGAATGTTGCCGCTGAACTTGCCTCGGATCTGGCCCAGCATTTCTTTACAAAGAGCAAGGGCGTAGCGACGAATCCAGTGCTTACCAATAGCGTTGATGTTTTGGTAAGGAATGTTGTCAAACGGCAAAGAGTTCATGTTGTTGATGCCGTCTGTGCCGTTCTTACGATCCGAGTCCTCTGTCCACGGATCTTGGTCAATGGTGAACTGAACCCACATATGAGTCACAAAACCCTCTGGGATCGGTGTGATCCTCAATTTGTTGTTGAACAGTTCAAAAGAGTAATGCGAAAGCCTGGTCCAAAGGTGGTCTTCATAAGCCATAGCCTGAAGTTTATTCTGCCAAGCAGGAATGATCTCGAATGTTGTGTCATCCGAGTATTGACCATAGTAGTTCAAGTTGCCGACAACATTTAGGCCACCATAGTAACCATAGAACCTCCACATAGAACCTGGGGTCTTGTAGAAGACCCTGTGGATCTTAACCTTCTTGTTGCCGACCAAGTTGGCATAAGGCACAGCACCACCTGTTGCTGGCTCTGTGTTCGTCGTAGCGGATCTTGAAATAATAGTCTGTAGGTCGTAGTCTTGGACGCCGGCTGTCAGGGCGAAAGAAGCAGAATAGAAAGTGTTGTTTCCGCCAACGCCTGCTTCCTCGGAGAAGCCCTCACCAACACGACGAGCATAACCAACCTTGAAGGTTGGGTACTTTAGGTTTACAGCAGAACCAGAAGCATCGCCTCCGGTCATCTGCCCATCGTGGTCGAATGTTCCTGTTGCAAAGCCCAAAAGACTTCCAAGGACATTCTTGGCCTGATGCTTATTGATGTGGTAAGTGTACTCTAAGACCGCCTCTTCATAAGCAGCATAGACATTGCCGACCGTAAGTTCAATGTCAAGGACATCACCACCCAACTTCTTGTAAGTGTAGGCAACTTGATCGGCAGCACCTGAAATAAAGTTTGTGTCATAAAGAGGCGATGTCGTTTCGACATAAATACCAAAAGGGTAATGTGTAGTTAGACCTGCCCCGTTGCCGGTAGTCGCTGTGCTTCCGGTCGAAGTTAGAATAACCTTGCTAGTCTGACTGACTGGTGTTAGGGTAGGCTTTGCCATTCAATAGATCCCCCTTAGTCTTCTTTGGTTGTCTTCTTACGAGTTGTCTTGCGGCGTCTGGTTGGCTTCTTAGCGGGCTCTGGCTCTGGGACGACCTCTGCCACCTCTTCTGCCTCAACGGCGTCTAGGAGGGGCGTCTCGCTCTCCACAACGGGTGCTGGGGCTGGTGCCTCAACAACTGGAGCAGCGACGGGCTGTGGAGCCTGTGCGGCCTGGCGTGCGGCGCGGGCCTTTGCCTTTAGCGCCTTTCTCTTACGAATATTCATTACGAATCTCCTTTACTATAAATAGTTCTTCTCAAAACAAAAAGCCCTCGCCATCCGAAGACGACGAGGGCGTAATGCCTGTAAGGGGCTAACTAACTATCAGCTACCGGACTCACCAAGGAGACCGCGACAGATGACAAGACCGTACATGTCAGGGCGAACCATCTTCTTCGCGTAGCGAGTCATGACACCCTTACGTGGGATGAAGTCCTCGGTACCGAAGATGGTCGGCGTGACCTGTAGTGGAACGTATGGAGCGTAAACGTAGCCGCTCTCAAGGAAGCCACTGCCCTTGCGACCGACGAGAACGACGTTGCGTGGGAAGTATGGGTCGACGTAAACGTCGAACTTCTTGGAGAGTGAACCAACGTTGACAGCACCAACGGTGCCGGTGTCAGCATCGGCCGTGACGGAAGCACGGAAGCCACTGGTGAACTCAAGGATGTTGGCAACTTCAGGTGAGGTCACGATGAAGTTGGCACCACCACGGAGAGTCTTACGGTGGATCTGAGCGGAGACATCATTGATTGTCTCAATGAGCGTCTCGTACCACTCGGAAACCGTACCGGTGAAGTCAGGGGCGGACGTGCCGGCTCCAACCTCAACACCAGTGGTGCGGTCCACGAAGAGACCCGGTGAACGGCTCCAGTAGTATTTGCCAGCCGTAGCACCAGCGAGAAGATCGTTAAGAATCTCACGATCGATCTCAAGAGCAATCTGCTCGGAGAGGATGCTGGTTAGCTCAACCTCAGCGTCGAGGTTGTGGTAGGCGTTGAGATCCTGACCAAGCTCTGGGGACCACTTGGCCTTGAGCTTACGGGTTGTCGCTGTAACAGCGATGGAGTCAACCTTGATGTCGATCTCTGGAATCTCGTTCTTGTTGGTGTTGTCACCGAAGTTACCAGTGCCCTGAAGCGGCTCCTCAAGACCCCAAGTATCATCACCGACAACGGAACCAATGGCGCCGCCGTTCTGGAAGTCGTCAACGATTGGTAAAGTACACGCGGATACGGCATCGAGGGCGGTCGACAACGTAGCAGCGTCCTCCGAACCAGAAGCGTTGACAATTAATAGAACATTGGTGCTATCCGTTGGGTCGATCTGAGTTAGACGACGAACCTGGCGGCCATCGGATAGTGATGTAAGGTTGATATCAACAAGCATATCCTCATTGAACTGCGCAGCCGTTAGGGTGGAGAGTGGTACAGTGGCCGCCGCGAAGGCAGAACCACTTACTAGATCGGCGTCAAAACGAAGTAGACGAGCAAGCTCGTAAGCATCTGTTGAGGTGGCCTCGAACACAGGCACACCACCAGTGTCGACAGTGCCGGAAGCAACCATGGTGGTAGCAATAGTGACTGAAGCGGTCGGAGCGGAGTAACCAGCCTGGAGGTTGTAGAGACCACCACCATCCTCGGTGAGATCAGAAACACCACCGGTTAGCTGTGAACCAACAACGCCACCACCGTAGATGGACTCAGCGGTACCATCGGAACCGGTGAAGCCGAGACGGCTCTGCTCGTAAGTGAAGTCGAGGAAGAAGATGAGACCTGATGGAAGGCTCATCGGCTGGACGCTGACGATATCGTTGGCCAAGAGACCACCGAAAACGCGGCGAACAAGCGGGAAAGCGACTGAGGCAAAGCCCTCAACGTCGCCTGCGGCCATGGAAGAAGCTTCCTTAAGAAGCTGCTTGGCCTGGTTCTCAAGTAGGCGTGCCATGCCGGCGCGCTCGTGATCTACGGAGAGACCCTCTAGAAGACCAGTCTTCTCCCACTTAGAGAGAAGCGCATCGCCTTCTGCACGGAGATCGCGGTTAACGATTCCTTCTGTTAGTTTTTCTAAAATAGACATAATATATCACCTCCTTTATATAGGGATTTTTGTTTGAGTTTTCTGTTACTTGATACCTGCGAGGGCTTTGAAACGATCGCGAACAATGCTGTCTTGACGTGAACGCTCTCTGCGTCTCTTCGGTATGATAGTTGAAGGTCTTCTACTAACGGCTTCGCTTAGTGATTTTGGAGTTCTCTTACGAGACTCACCCACCGTGCTTTGAAGGGTTTCGTATATTACCTTCGCCTCTTCAACAGAATCAGCCTTTTGAATAGACTCGACAATTTTTGACTTTTGTCGCTCATTCAGGGAGGCACTATTCAATGCCTGATTCGAATAGAGAAGTTTAGCATTAGAAAGGTTTAGCTCTTCGAGCCTCTCCTTCAATGCGTAAACGGTTTCGGTTAGAAGGTTATTCTTCTTAACCAAAGCTTCTTGTTGGATTGAAACCTTGTCGTGAGCAGCGCGGAGGGACTCAAGTTCCTCCTGGTATTTGGTGCTCGAACGGCGCGCAAGTTCCAATTCCTCTTCAAAATCTATTTCGGCGGCTGGTCGGTTTAGGTAACCTGACTTCGTGCCGGCCATATCAACAATAAGTTCCTCAACGAGGCCCTGGAGATCTTCTTCATCAAGTTCGATCTCTTCTTCAACAGTTTCTTCCTCGTCAAGTTCGTATTCTTCTTCTAGGCCCTCGGAAAGAGTTGCGAGGTCAATTTCCTCTTCCTCTTCTTCCGGGGCAACGCCAAGATCAGCAGCAAGCTCTTCCTGACCCATCGGCTCACCCATAGCCTCGGTCCCTTCTAATTCATCGGACATCGCCCTTAGGTCGTCAAGGTTTAGGGTCATTGTTACTTCGTCATCGGGGCAAGGGCACATTGGCTGGCCTGCTGCGGCGCCAAACTCAAGCTGATCGGCAACGCCATCCACTGGACCTTCATCACCGGGCATCTCAGGCTCCATACCCATTTCCATGTCCATGCCCATCTCATCCTCTTCCTGCTCATCAAGAAGAGACTCGACCATGTTACGCACTTCGGCGTTGTACTTCTCAAGGATAGTCGTTTCCGCGTTGCGAAGCGCTGCGTCGCGGAGTTCCTGGGCGTCAATGATGGCTTGCTCTAAGAGTGTTGGCATACTAATAATTCCTCGTGCTGTAGAAACACTTCATGCTATTCACAAATAAATAGTATAGCATTAACATAAAAACCCTTTACTTGCTTTGGTTTTCTCTGTTCGCTTTCTCTATTAGTGCCTTTCGTCGGGCCTTTGCTCTTGCCCTCTTTACAGAAGGCTTCTCATAATAGTCGTATTCTCTGCTACGCTCTACTACTCGTTCCTTCTTACACTTCTTTAGAAACCGTCTTATTGTTCTTTCTGGATGCTCATTATCCTTTGCATAGGTTGTGACATGTGAAGTCTTCTTTCCTATTGAGAATCTCTTGTTTGGATTATTCCTTCTGTGGTTTCTGTTATTATTTCTTCTGTGATTTCTTCTATAACTCATAATTCCTCTTTATTAGAATGGGTCTGATGGAGCGTAGACAAGTCGATAATAAACTGTTACATCGATGTCGCCCGAAAAACTAAGGGTTGGTCTTGCATTTGTTGCTGAAATAGTTGTGGTCTGATTGCTAGAAACATTACTTGCAACCCTTGCAGGCGTACCTGAATCATCAAATACTTTGACACTTGGAAGGCCGGCTACACCCGATGAATCTGAACTATCGTCGGCCATCATTACTTCTACTAAATAAGCATTC